AACCTGCCGCCATTACCACTCCTTCAATATTCTATCGAATGCATTCTCCCATTGAGTAATGATTTCCGGTTGTATTGCGCGAAGTGTCGGATAAATAAACCAGCCTTTAGATCCGCGTCCTTCACTTCCTGACCAGATAGGAAACTGCTTGAATTTATTGGATCCGAATTCGTTGCCGCCCCATAGTTGCTGAGTTGTGCCACCGCCTGAGAATTTTTGAGAAGCAAAGCCGAAAGAGAGTTCGCCTATCTTTGACGACTTTGAAACGCGACTACCGTCGGCGATTCGTTGCGCCGCAATCCCTCGAGTGCTTGACTTTTCTTTTATTTTGCCTTGAGCGAATTCTGCCAGAGCAGAAGATTCCCTTTTAGCCGCCGCGATTGCTTCATCGTCCATCGCTTTGAATGCGCCCGTGATTCGACGTAGATCTGCCTTGTCATAGGAAATCGCGTCATTGTCCACGGCTTCGCTCCTCCAAGATCTCTTTCGCGGTGTAAATCTGCTCCGCCGTGACCCATTCGCTCATCGCTATTCCCGTCGCTATTGCTAGTTCGACGAGTATTCGATTCACACTTCCGGCGGCGTAACTTTTGGGTCTTCGTCTCCAGTCCGCACGTCGGATACAGTCTCGCACCATATTTCAAAAGGCTTGACCGGCTTTCCGCCGGCTTCGCGTTTCATGGCATTCCACGCAAGGAATAAAAGATCGGAGATTCCGATTCTTTCCTGCGCTTGTGAAATTGTGTATCCAGTTTTATTCTCCCACTTAGCCCACTCCGGCGGTTGTGCCATGTAGGTTGCAGTATCGCCGGACATGTATTCGATGGTGATAGGTAGTTTCATCTTTGCTCCCGTTCCTAGTGGTTAAGAGAATGTCTCTGCTGGAGTTCCGCTAACGAGCATAGCCCAAGTATCTGTCTGTGCGTCCGGCGCGGTTGCACCGACGGAAGGAAATACTGGAAAGACGTTGCAAGTAAAGACTGCGCCTGTGACTGCGGTGAATGAGACTGCGAGAGTCGTATTCGGTGCAGTATCGGCAGCCGTCCACATAGCCTCGAATAGAGATGAGGCAACGCCCCAGTCTGCGAGAAGTGAAAGGTTGAGAGTCCATTGGTCGTCAATGTGCTTGTAAGCCTTACCGTCGAGAGTTTGATAAGTCGTAATTACCGGCGCATTGACGAGTGAAGCGGCGGTTGTTTGTGCGTCATAATTTACGGTTGCAATAGTCAAGACTAGATCGCGACCCGTGATGATTGTTGTTGGCATTACTTTATCTCCTTAGATTGTCTGTTGCGTGTAGTAGGTCGAGACCGATAGATCTGCTATGAGTAAATTACTCGCGCCGACTTGCATAACCGTCGGACGTTGAACGTCGCCGACAACGTATCCGACGGGCATAGCCGCAAGAATGCTGATAACTAACTGCTCGAGATTATCGAGTGCGCCGGCGTTTGAGTTATACGCAACGGCGGCAGTAATAACGAAATTAATCTTAACCTTGACGTTTGCCTTACCGATAAGAGTCGATTCTAGATAAGGCGAATCCGGAACGATAACGCAAGCCGGAGGAATGACCGTTTCGGGAACGCTTGAATAAACTGAGGCGACGACTCCAGCGAGTGCGGTTGCAAGTGTGCCTCGAACGTTTGTCGCGATAGTTGTAGGCGTTGGCATTATTGCGCCATTGTTTGAACGTCGATGTAATTGCCAAGAAGTCCGATAACACGATTTTGAAGTGATCGTCCCATTCGATAAGGCGACGGAGTGAAATCCACGCCTTCAATTTGTCCACCGGCAGCCGTTACCGATTGAAAGATTTCGGTCGAGACTATAAGCACGGCTTGTTCAACCGCCTCGGTGTTTGCGTAAAGAGTGGCGGCGTTGGCACCGGATAGATACGCAACGCCAGCCGGTATCACCGGACGGAAGGTGATATCTGCATTAGTAATAGCGCAAGTAAAATAAAAATAAGGTGCAGGATAAGCGAACGGAAGATAAGGAAACGGATCATAATAATTCGATGTGACCGTTTGCGTTCCGTTGAATGTAGAAGGTACGCAACCAGTAACGACGACGCTTTGACCGGCGACGAAACTATTAGGCTTTTGAGTTATGTAATAGGCGACATTATTTTGTAAATAAACCGCGGCGACGGCATTTTGATTCGCGGTAAGAAGCGGAAGGATTACCTGTTCCGCGCTTGTAATAATTCCGTCAAGATAAGCGTCTGAATATAAGGAAACGGAAACGCCTAGTACGGTGCGAAGTTGTGACGCCGTTACGATACTAGGCATTTCCATTCCTCTCGTCTGCTCGGCTAGATACGGGAGCGCACCTAGCCGATGATTATTTTGAGATTAAGTTAGATTAAAACGGCGGAGACCACCGGCAAAAACCGCCTGCGCTGCAATATAACCATATAGTGAAATTTCGATTTCGCCCGTTGTTGGAACATTTGTAGCAAGTTGAAGAGCAGGAGATTCGAAAATTTCAATCGAACGTGGCTCGATAATGAACGCTGATTCGTCGATTGAAGTAGAGACCATGTTTGGATCAACGTAGTAATCCAAGCCAAGAACGTTTCCGCGAATGCTTGTAGGAATTGCTGATCCTGCATTATTCATCGGATTTCCCGCATTATATATTGGTCTGCCCGTGGTATCTGTTGCTCCCATAAGAAGGCTCCAGATAGATGTTCCAGATACGAATGACTTTGCGGTGCGCTTTGTTGCGGTGTAAGCGGCAGGAGATTCTGTCGATACGAATGAAATAATACCGGCTGAATCTGCGGCTGTTGCAGTTGCTTGCGTTCCGCCGGCAGTAATTTGTGCAATTACATATTGGTCGGTTGCTTGAGCATATGCGTCGCGAAGATTTTGAAGCATGATTTCATAAAATGATGGATCTGATCTGTCCAGAAGTTCCACGCTGTAGCGCTGGAATCCCATTTTTTTGATTACGGTTGCGTTAACATAGGCGCTCGTAATCGCGGTTGTTCCAGTTGGATCTCCGCCTTCTGCCACAGTTGCAGCAGTTGAGTTAGCGGTAATCTTTGGAATTGAAACCGTCATACCGTAACTATTAAGTGGACGTGTTCCACCACATGCTTCAATTACTGGACGATCTGCATTTGTGTTTTGTGCAACGTCGCGAAGATAAGAAACCGGAGAGAACGCTGGATTCGTTGAGAAACTATCGTCCGCGGCTTTTACGTATTGACGTGAATCTTCGTTTCCGAGTCCTGCACGAATTGTATGCTCTAGGTAATTTCCTGGAGTAATGATTGGCGAGCGTGGCTTTGTAAATGCGAGAGGTGCTGAACCTAAGTTCACGACCTTCGCCGCTTCAACCGTTTCGGCTGGAGCGTCTGGAACGGTTGGAGTGATTTCCACTTCGTTTTCTCCTTCATTAGTTGGATTTAGTTCTTCTGATTCCGGAGATTCCGGATCAGAATTTTCACTTGCCGCGACTGCGACTTTTGCGCTTGCGATTGCTGGATCTGTAACGAGTGAAACTTCCTTAAGAGAACTCGCTGAAATTGTAAGAACGCCGTCAATGTTTTTATACTTATCGGCTAGAACTCCAACGCTGAAACCATCGCGAAGTCCGGAACTTGCCTCGACAAGACTATCGTTTCCGGCGGTTGTATTTCCGATAGAAAATACCGCGTCGATTCCGTCGTCTGTAACTTTGTAAGATTTGAGGAATCCGATTGGAGATTCGCGTTTGTGTTCAAGAAGCAATTTCGTAGTGTCGCCGAAAGTAATAGATCCCGGAGTAAATAAAGTTTCGCCGGCAGAAGTCGAACCGACTTCATTCCATGTCACTATACGTCCGGAGATTTCGCGCTTTGGAAAGTCCGTCGCGCTAACCTTTATTGAAAAGTTGAGATTCATTGGAGTTTCATTCATCGGATCATTTCCTCTTCTAGTCGGATTTCATCGGAGGTTATTGCCCCGATATCGTAAAGAATTTTATAAACGTCGGCGCGCTCTTTTGCAGATCCGCGCAAGTAATCGTCAAGATCGAATTTTACTTCTTGAGTAGATGAAACGAAATCATTTGGCATTCCAGTCATGGAAAGACGCTCTTCTATACTCGTCATAATTGGACGAAGTGAGAAATCGAGCAAAGATTGCCTTGCCAAACTGGCGTTTGAGTAGGTCATACTAGATCCAGATTCTGCGTCCACATAATAAGCCGGAATGCCAGTAACGCGAGCAAGTTCGGTCGCAACGTAGGAACGCGCTTGATTTAATTGTAATTTCTCGGGATCGAAGCCAAGTGTTTCCAGAGTTACGTCTGCATTAAGGAATGCGGTTGAACGATTGCGACGAGCAGAGCCCCAAGACTCAAGAAGTTTTGCAATACGATCCGCCGGAAGAGCTGCGCCGTTAGATTTGAGAACCATTGTCGGAACCGGTTCGCGCGCGTACATTGTTGCGGCGCGTTCCAATTCTGCTCCGGCTTTGATTGTGCGACCGGCGCGATTCAGAATTCCTTCATCGTTGCCATAGAACACCGCAAGAGATCCGACGCCTTCATAAGGAACTGGCATTGAATCTACGCAATAGTATTCAATCTCTGTACCTTGTGCATTTGTTTTAATTGTGACGCGCGTTGGATCTATTCTTTCGCAAGAACGAATGCGATATGTGTCGCTATAAATCTCTTTAATCTGTAAATATCCATAACCATATAGAAGAATATCTTCTGCAAGCCACGCATAGGTAGCAGATCCCGGAACGCGTGGATCCGGCTGACTAATAACTCGCGGCGGAGTTTCCACTCTTGCGCCGTCGGCTTTTGTGCGAACCTTAAGAGGAATGCTTGCAACACTTGACGAAATAATGTTTCGGGCTCTGGCACATGTTGGAACCGACATGAATTCAACGCGTGAAGCCGTGATTCCAGCAACGCCGTAAATGTTATATAGCGACGATGTGACATTGACCGGAGCAAGAGACGCTTCGATGTCAGAGGTTGCCGGTAGGCTTTGAGGCTTTGTAATAAATAAATCTTTTAGACCCATGCGCAAAGTGTAGAGCGCACTTATACGCTTATCCGACGAGAATGTCTATCTCTGTCTCTCCGCGTGTCGCGAAGTGTGTGCAAAGAGCTGCGGCAACGGCAGCGCACACGGTCGTCTGAGACGCTCTTCTTCCTATGATCCAGCCTCCATCGCCATGAGGCAGTCGCACGGCTGAGAGAATCTGTTTTGTCAATTCTGGATTTCGATTGTGTCGAAGTCTGCCGGAAGTGATTGCCGAAAGTAGAAGATCGCAAGAAGTCGCGTAATTATGCCCGTCGAAATCCATAATTGGGATACCGGCTGGCACAAGGCGTCCGGCAACGGCGGAGGCGGTGCGCTTGCTATAGGCAACAACTTCGACGGGATACTTTCGAAAGTGTTCCGCAATATCGTTTGCTATAGATAGATCATTGAGAGAGACAGAGTTCTCCCATGTTCGCATTAACTTTATCACGAAGCGATTTTCGTCTAAGCGTTGGGCTGCGACTAACGCGCCCGCTTTTCTGTCCGGACTTAAATCTAATCCGAACCATGTTTGACGTTCGATATCGAGATCTACGTCGTCGCCACATTCCTCCCACGAAATAGCCGGAATTACTGCGTCCTTTTGATGGATCCACCTACACAAGACTTCCGTTTGTACGACGTGAGGCGGATCGTTGAGAACGGCTCGAATGTTGTCCTCGTGTACGGTGTGACCTAGGGCTGGATTACTTGCTATCCAATTTTTTTCGTCGTGGATATCTTCGGTATAGGCAGACCATTCAAGATATGTAATTTTATCGTTTCCACCGACTGCGGCATTCATGCCACGTTCGCGAAGTTGATTGAGTACCACCGAGGACTGATCTCCAGCCGTTGAGAACGTCCAGACTTGCGGATTCCTCGACGCCATCATGGTGTAGCGCAAAGAGGCAAAGCCATCGAGATCCTTCATCATGGAAAGTTCGTCCATGTAGATAACCTCGGGACGTGCAATTCCTCTAGCTGCTGAATTACTGGCGCGCACGAGATAACGATTTCCAGATTTTGTCTCTATCTCTTCGGATCCATGAGCCCATCGAATAACTTTGACTTGCTCCTTGAGTTCGTCGTGAGTTTCGATAATCTTGACTATCTGGCGAAAGAGTTCCAGCGATGTAGATAGCCGATGAGCTGAGGAAATCTGGAGAGGCTCATTCCACAAGAAAAGTCCGGCAAGCGCGCGAACCATGAGAAGCGTGGATTTTCCTTGCTGACGAGCGGCGACTATGCAGATCTCACTCGAGTTCCACCGTTGATCTTCCTTGATTTTGTGCGCGTGTTCGATAACGAATTTCTGCCATGGCATTAGGTCGATTCCGTACTTAGTCGCAAAGTCAATAAGTTCCTGACCTTTAGACGGTAAATCGTTGAGCCGTGAGTGAATTCGAGGCGTAGGAGAGCCGATTAGAGACTTTATTGGAGCAAGTGTCGAATCTATGCTGACCGAATCCCTGTTCGTCCCTGATACGACCTTGAGAGCCCTTGTCTTGCCCTGTCCAGCCTTAGTCATAACTTATCGTTTCGTTTAGTGGTGAAAGAGATTCACGGGATAGCATGGCGGTGGAACGACGTGCCAAAAAAAAGTGCGATGGCTTATCTTGCTTTCGTGAATTACACGAGACACACGCAGCGATTAGATTATCTGGATTCAATATCTCGCCTCCCTTATTCACCGCTTGCACATGATCCACGGTATTCGCCGGCTGACCACAATAACCGCAAGTAAATCCGTCCCGAGCCAAGATCATCTTGCGCATTTTGCGCCAAGCGGATCCATAGACTTTCCCGTGTCTATCCTGCGCCATTAATAGAAGCCCTTCAATTTGAAGAATGACCACGCCTCGCATGGAGTGGAATGCCTGTGTTGAATATAGCGTAAGCCTCTATCTATCTGCTTGAATGGATTAGTTTCCTTCATCTTGAGAAGCTGAGGAATTCCGAATGCGGTTGAATGTTTATTCTTAGATCGTGGATTCCATTGAGATTCCTTTGTCCATAGCAGATTGACACAATGAAATTCTTTTGCATTGAGAAGTTTAGTGTGTGCATAGAGTTTATAGATCTCTACTGTGTTATTAACTGCTTCTGCTTGCGATACCGTCATTACTCCCGAAAGACAGAGCAGTCCCGATAGCACCGAGAAGCGCCTGCGAGCGATTCGCCTTAGCGGCTCGCTAGCGCGTCTGGAGCGTACTGTATGCGTCAAGTTACCGATGAGTATGTGGATAACTTGAGCGCGACTCCTGCGTGTCGTCCACAGGTTATTCGTTGCCTGTGGATAACTATTCATTCGAACGCCTTAGACATACGTTCTTTTATACGCTCACAATAGACCGAAGATATTTCGCTACCTATAAATTGTCTATCGTTCAATATTGCCATTTTTGCCGTAGTACCGCTACCTATAAATGGGTCATAAACTAATTCTCCAGCGTTGCTCCACGTCTTTATATGGTCTTCTGCCAGTTGCTCCGGAAATGGAGCCGGATGATCGACTCCATTGAATGACGTTACATATCTCCATATATTTGTCCGAGGAGAGAACTCCGGAACCGGATTTTTAAGTTTTCCTGAGAAGTCTTTATGTCCAGCCCATTTATTAGGCTTATCGCATATTAAATTCGCTTTTGGAGTGCCTTTACTTAGAATGAATACATATTCGAATATTTGCGTATATCTATTTGAATCGGCTCGCGCAGGAAAGGTACTGGAATTTTTTTGATAAATCATTGTATCGTGAAGATTAAAGCCGATTTCCTTGAAATAGAGTGCTTGTTTGAAACTTGTTCCTGATTCGCTACCTTTATTCGTTGAATCTCCTACGACCCAGACAACGACGCCGGTTTGTTTTGTGATTCTCCATAATTCTAAGGCTACGGCTTCGAAATCGAAACTATATCCTTCGTAATTTCGAAGATCGTCGTATGGAGGCGAAGTGAGAGTCATGTCTATTGCTCCGTCTGGAATTCTTGACATAGTATCCAAGCAGTTTTCGTTATATATTGTATTTATTCTCATTCAATATCCTCCAGTAATACGACGCCCATAACTCCACACTTCAGACATTCAAGCACCTTGACATTAGGCGGAAGTTTGTCCGTGACAATTCGTTCGCGTTGCATAGTGACCTTCTTACATATTCGACAACTAGATAAGTGAACGTCCATGTTCGCTCCTTACTAGATCCTCGATTGGAAAGAGATTGTGTTGCTCTATCCACCATGAATCCTGTGAGCGATGTTTGTATTTAGCCCGTTTAGCGAATTGCACCGGTATCCA